CAGCTCGCGGTCGACGTCCCGGAGCAATCGCTCGAACGCGTCGCGCTCGCCCCCCTTGGGGCGACGTTCGAGCCGGCGCATCGATTCGTTGTGAAACCGCGCGTTATGGATCGTTGCGGGTCGAAGGGTCAGCGTCGGAACGGGCGCGCCGGCTTCAACGATCATCCACAGCGGGAGCCGCGCCGTGGCTTCCGGCGCGACGTCCAGTCGCTTGAGGTAGCTAAAATCTGCCATACAGCCCTCACGGCAAGTAGGGGAACATCGAGAAGCTAACGGAGGTCCCGAGCGTGGCGTCCTTGATCGCGTGCCCCGTCAGCGAGATCGTGATCGACGCATCCTCGGGCAGACCCTTCTCCGCGGTGTCGAGCTCCATGCTCGGCACGTCGACGGCAACCCCGCCGTCGGTGTTCTTGAGCGTGAACCACATGCCCACGGTCTCGTTGTTTCGGATCGCCTCGATGACATCGAGGTCCGAGAAGAGCAGCTCCATCTCCGCGTCGACCATCAACCCGCCGTGGTTCATGTACGCGGCACCGAGCGTGCCGAGGACCTTCTCGGGCTGCACGCCGTTGTTGATGCGGAACGTCAGCGACTTAAAGTCGGTTGACAGCCCGGTCTCATCGGCTTCGGCGACGATCAGACGCGCCAAATCACTCGACGTGTTGTACATCATCTGCGACACGACCGCGCGTGGTGACGATGCGTTCGTCGCGCGTCCCGCGACCTCGACCGGCGTGTCCGCCGTCGTGCCGACGAACTCGAGGGTAAGCGACGACTTCTCGGCGAGCGGCAGCCCGATCGTCGTAACGTTGAGAACATTCCCGCGCGCGTACTCGAACGCGTCGTCGCCGGCAGCCGCCCCGAGGTTTTCGTATGCTGCCTCGAAGGTGTACGACCGCGGCGTGGTCGCGCCCGGCCCGAGGAAGGAGGCGTGGTCAACCGCGACGTTGCGCACGAACCCGCCGAAAAAGATCTGGACCGTCTTCGTGGTGTTCGCTTCGACCACGAACGTCGCCGAGCGGCGGTCGAGCGTGAGCAGGTTTGCGGCGATTGCGGCGATGCGCGCGTAGCCGTTATTGGCCGCGGTCGAGAACTGCGTCGCTCCGGTCGAGCCGCCGATCTTGATCACCTGCCCGACCGTCAAGCCGAGCGTCGTGAAGTCGAGCGCGGTGCTCGTCAGGTTGCCGCTCGCGTTCATGTCCAGATCACCGACGGCGGTCTGAACCCCAGCGACCTGCAGCGACACGTTCTGCGTCGCGGGGATCGCCGCTTCGTCGACGAGCGCGGTCGTTACTTTGACCGTGGTTCCGGTCGAACCGACGTCCACCACGTGTAGCCCGTTGTTGGCGGTGTTCGCGAACCCGCGCGCGTGGACCAGCCAACCGGCGGTAATCGCTCCCCCCGAAGGCACGGTAAACGTGTCGGTCGCCGCCACCACGGCGGTCGGGATCCAGCGCTTGGCGTTCGCGGTCCACGTCGACGCCGACATCACCGACGCCTCGACGAACTCGTCGAGGTGCTCCATGATCAAGTCGCTGTCGACGCGCACCGCCGAGTTAAGGTCCGTCACCGCACCCTTGCGCCGGTTGCGGTCCTTCGTGATCAGCTTGTCGCGCGCGGTCTTTACGACCTCGGCGCCAAGCGAGAACTCGTTCGGTTGTAGGCTAAGCCAAGACGGCGACCCGGGAAGCGTGCCGATAGACGACTCGCGCGCGACCTGGAGATTAGCGTTTCTCGTTAGCGTGCGACCCATTATCGGACCTCGTAGTAGTCAGCCAACGCTTCCACGTTGACCTGTTGCCAGCGACCTTCAGACGGGATCTCCGTCGTTTGGACACCGCCGTAGGTGGTTATACCGCTGAAGGACACGCCCTCCCAAATTGCTCGGGCGGTGTCCGCAAGCGCGTCGAGCGGCCCGCGCCCCTCCTCAACCGGGGAAAAAACTTGCACGATGATCGAGCACTGCCGACGGTACTGCCGGTTGCCCGGCGCGCCGAGCGTGTCCTGATTCGAGTCGATGTGACGGACCGACAAGCGCGCCCACGCCTCCTGGGGCTCTTCCATCGGCTCGCCGTCGAAGTACAGATCGCCGCCCCAGTTATCCGACCATCGCTGGTAAATCGCCTCGCGTGCCTCGGTGAGCGTCATAGGCGTTTGGCTCGTGCGGTGATCTTCGCCTGCGCCTTGCGCGTGCCGCGTACGACGGATTGCCGTACAAACCCCGTCGGCGCCTGTTGCGAGTGCCCCTGATCCAAACGCTGGATATACGGCACGTTGTTTGAGATGTACGCGGCCCCTGCCGTTGCCTTGTATCCCGCAATCGACGCCTCGCCGGCAACCTGCGCCGCGCCACCCGACCCGGGCTCTTCGACCCGCGCAGGCGCGCCGACCGACGGAACCCAATTCGATCGCGCGTGCCCGAGGTCGACCGGGGTCGAGCGCTTCAGCTCGTATTGAATCTCGAGCACGGTAATCTTTACGGCTTCATCGACGAGTCGCGCCATGCTTTGCGCGATCTTGCGCGCCTGTGCCTCGAGGTCGCTCACCGCCGCACCGCGCACGTGTAGGTCGCCGCGCCCGCATCGCGGGTCAGGATCCCGGTGATCGTGTAGGTCACACCCTCGATCTCGACGGTGTCGGTGGGGGCTGGGGTCGCCTCGAACGCTTCGGCGAACAACACCACCACCCGATCGCCCCGCTTGACGAGCTCGGTCTGCTCGTGCAGCCACTCGGACACGAGTCCCAAGCCGTCGTAATGGGTCTCGGTGATCGCCGGACCGTCGGCTAGCGCGCCGGGCGTGCGCGCCCCGTACGCGCGTTTCGTGAGCGTTGCCGGTCGCAGCGCGTCCCGGAAGAACGCGAGCGCCTCCGCCGCGAACGTGCTCGCGTCGAAGATCACCGGACCACCTGCTGCGGCCGCAGGTACCCGCGGAGGTAGCGTTCGGCGAGCGGCACACGCGGCATGCCGCCAGGCTGCGCGTAGGTCACCGAGCGCGACAGGCCGGGCAAGGTGAGGCTTTCGCTCGAGGCTAGCCCCGACGACGCGTCAGGGAAAAGCGACCGTTCTAGCGCCCGCAGCGCGTACTCCGCGCACGCGCGCTGCACCGCGACCGGGACCCCCGTCAACGCGTCGTCATCCGGCAGGGATTCCCCCGTCCGCCAGAGGTAGGCACCCGCCGCGGGCCAATGCAATCCCTGGGTGTCGGTCGACCGCTCGCCGAGCCAGCGCGACCCATACACGTGCTCCATGAAATCCGACGCCCGAACGATCGCCTGCTCCTTGAGCGGTTGCACGAGCACCGAGTGCGTGCCCGTGCCCGTATCCTCGTCGAAGGTCTCCGTGATCGGCGTATCGGCGACCGCGTTCACGTACGTCTGCGCGATTTTGATCGAGTTTGGATATTCGACCACAGCGTAGTAGTAACGCGTAGTGTACAACCCGCTGTAAAGCGTCCCCGTCGTGTCGAGCCGCACGCGCTGACCGCTGACCAGCCCGTGCGCGCTTGCGAACGTGAACGTGCTCGGCTCCGCGTCGGGGTTGCCGGGAAGCACCGCGAACGCGGACGTCCCAATCGCCGCCCATGCCGCGTTGCCTCGCTCGGCGTGGTACGCGTCCGCGAAGTCGAGCGAGCAATACGCGTTCGCGTCCGTTACGCCCGAGCCGTCCTCGAGGACAAACGCCACATCACTCCTTGTACCGCACGCCTCGGACCTGCAACGTTACAGGCACGAAGGCGCTAAGCGTGGCGACCAAGTGAAGCGACAGGATCCCGGGGCGCAACACGAGCTGCTCGCGGTACCCGATTGATGCGGTGAGGTCGACCGCGGCGCCATCATTCAACACCGCGAACTTCGAGTAGACGGTCGCCGACGTTACGTCGAGGAAGTTGGCGATCACGCTTTGAGTGCCCGACCCGCCCGACCAGTCGATCGCGGTCCCCGCTTGCGCGTTGACTAGCGACGTCGCGAAGCGCAGCGTTGCCGCGTCGTCAGCGATCGCGTAGTAGTCCGTATTAGCCGCAAGCCCGGTCGGGATTGCCCCGCCCGAGTTTGCGACTTGCACCACCTGGCCGGTCGAGATCCCGTGTGCCGCGATCGTGTACGTGTTCGCCGCTGCGTCGATTGCCGACGCCGCTTGCGACGTCGATTTGATGCCCGTCACCCAGTGCACGTTGACGCCTGATCCGTCGGTTGCAAACGCAACCGGCGTGCCGGCGAGCGCATTCGCGCGCGACGCGGCTAGCTGGAACGTGTTAGCGGTGTCTCGGATCACCCAGTACTCCGTAGTCAACGAGAGCTGTGCGGGTAGGGTGCCCGTCAACCTAATCGGTCCGTCGCCGGTGTAGAACCCGTGCGACGTGTAGTTGACGATCTCCGTGGCGTTCGTGAGTGTTACCGCCGCGGATTGCTCGGGGTACGTGTCAAGCGTTTCCTTCGCGACGAGGTACGCGCCCGCCGAGAGCTGCACCGTGGTGCCAGCCGATAGCGTGACTTCGACCGTCGAGCACATGCCGTGTGTGTTCTCGAGCCCTGAGACGTCACAACCTGCGCCGGTTGGCGGGTTCGGGAACGACCGCGCGGGCGCAGCCACGATCGCCGCGCCCACGGGTTGCAGGATGTTCGTGAAGCCTGATCCGCTCATTTGCCCACCGGGTAGTTCGGGCGCCCGTAGCCGTAGCCGCTGCGGCGCGCGTTAAGCGCGGCATCAAGCCGCGACCGACCCCCGCCCGCTGCGGCGTAGGGGGAGAGCTGCTGATTCTCGACGCGGCGCCGGCGCTCTTCCTGCGTACGCGCCGCGACCTGCTTACGCCGCTCGGCATCCGTCATCGGGGGACGCAAGCGGTCGAGCTCGGAGAGCGCGTCGGACAAAGTCCGATCGGCATCCGCCGCGCGCCGCTGCGCCGCCTGAACGTCTTTCACGGCTTTGTCCTTCGCGATCCGCAGCTTGAGGATCTTGCCTTCGAGCACCGCGATCGGGTCCTCGACTTTCGTCTCGTTGTC